TATCTGCATCGATGTTAACCCCAAATTTATATCCAAGTATAAAAAGAAGAATTAATGAGGAAAGAATAGAAGTTGATATTCCAGACCCATGTGAAGGTGGTAATACTCAGATGTCTGTCATATCAAAAACAATAAAAAAATTTATTGATTTATCTAGTAGATTGAAAAAAATTAAGGGTGGATATGTGGATCCTGTCATAGGAAAAATTTATAATATGAAAAAATTAATTAAAAAAACTGCTGGAAAGGTGGCAGGAAAATTGGCACAGGTAACAAGAAATGCCAGAAAATTTATGTTTGAAAAAATAGGAAACTTGACAAGTAAAATTGTGAAACCTTTGGATCCAGATCAATTATTTAAAGACATTGAGGCAAATGCAGCAAAAAATGATTTATTTTGCCTTATTGAAAATGTAACCAAAGGTTTTAAAAATTTAATGGAAAAATTTTTAAATGGTTTATTAGGAAATTTAGTTGCATTTCCCTTATGTGCTGCAGAACAATTACTTGGAGGTTTACTTGGTCAAATTAACAATTTAGTTGATAAGGCAATAGGAAATCCAATGAATATTTTGAATAAAATATTAGGTCCTATTGGATCATTTGGTGATTTTATGTCAAAGGCATTGAACATGGGTCAAATAGCATTGAATTTTTTAAAATGTGAAGGGTCAGAGTGTGAACCTAAACCTGCTGATTTCGTAACAAATGTAGGACCTCAATTAAAAAACTCTTTAAATTTTGATGAAGTATTAAATTTAAAAAATGCTTTTAATATACCAGGTCTTGATGTCTTAAAAAACCCTCTTGGTTTTGTAGATAATATATTTCCCACCCCATCTTTTGGAGTTTTTACGGGAGCAGCAGAAGCAGTTCAATCTGTAGTGGGTGGATGCAATCCAAGAACTAAAACATGTGGACCTCCAAGAGTAGAAATATTTGGTGGTGATGGAATAGGTGGATTAGCAAGAGCAGTAATAAATGAAACTGGTAAAATTGTAGGTGTTAATATGACCGAATTTGGGAGTGGATTTACAGAAAAACCATTTGTTTCTTTTATTGATGATTGTGACAATGGAAGAGGTGCATTGGGTGAAGCAATACTCGATGATGATGGGAATCTGGTAAATATAGCAATTCTAAATCCAGGTGGTGGATATCTAACTCCTCCTGCTACAAATTTATTAACTCAAGATAGACAGGATGATGAAATTTTAAATGATATATCAGATGAGCAGGGTGAAGATGTTGCTGGAATAGTAAATGATGTTCTTATTGTAAATCCTGGATATGGTTATGATCCTGATGACATCATTTATGTAAACACTCCTGATGATATTTCTGTAGGAGCTATTACTGATTCTCCCATTGCAACTCTTAAACCTGATCTTGACGAAGAAGGAAGAATAATTGATGCATTTGTCATAAATTCTCAAATTGGTATCAAAGATTTACCCGAATTAACTATTCCTAGTAAAAACGGATTTGGTGCTGTTATTAAACCAGTTATTGAATATAAAAGAGTCGAAGAATTTGGTGATGTTGCTATCACTGATGTAGTCAGAGTTATTGATTGTATTCAACCTTATTAAAAAATGTCTGATAAACCTTATGAACCACCGTTAATATTATCTCATCCTGAAGATGGGTTTTTAAGGGTTGGTAAAGAAACAAATGATGATATTGATAGGAAAGCTCAGGTTGAACTTGGTTCGGGATCTGGTGCCAGTTTATTTTTATTTGATGATGGTGGATGGGAAATAAGAGGTATAAAAGGTGGACTGAATGATACAGCAGAATCTTTGCATGCAGGTGCAAATATTGTTCAGCAAGGTGGAGGACCTCTTAATATTGTATCGGAAGGAGATTTAAATATATCATGCCCTGATGGTAAATTGACCATTGCTGCAAAAGAGATAGTGATGGAAACCGTTGATAGTGAGGGTGATTTTGTTCTTAACTCAAAAAGAAATATTAGATTAAATGCATCTAATAATTTTACCTTGATCGGGACAAATGTAATAACAAAAGCATCACATACTCTTCTTGCTCATTCAGATGGATTTAATATTATGTCAAGTGATACTAGAAATATAGTATACGAAACCAAGACACCAATGACACCACTTCCTATAATTAAGTTGGTTAATACATTACTTAATAACGTTACTTACGAAAACAACTAATGGCAACTGTTCCAGAATTAAGTGCTGGTAAGGTCTACATAGGACCTGAACCAAGACAAGATAGATCTGTAAAAACTATTGAAAGTGGTGAAAAACAATTTGATGGTACGTTAGCGGTCACAGGTCCTGCTTTTATAGGAGGCCATAGTGAAACTGCTTCTGGTGTTTTAAATATTGGAACTAATTTAGGAAATTTTAGTCCTGAAATTGCAGGAAGAGCATTAGATGTTGAGGGTGATGTCAATATAGTAGGACAGAAAGCAACAAATGCAGTTTATATTCAAGGTGACTTATATGTCAGTGGTAAGATTGATGGTGATAACAAGGGTAGGCTTAAGTCTAGATTTTCAACTGCTGATAGTTTACCCGCAAAACCTTTTGATATAGGGCATCCAAGTAAAGAAGGGTGGAGACTTCGCCATGTTTCGTTAGAGGGTCCAGAGTCTGCTGTTTTCTATCGTGGTAGATTGACAGGATCAAATACTATTGAATTACCTTACTACTGGAAAGATTTGGTTCATGAAGATAGTATTACTGTATCAATACAACCAATTGGATCTACTCAAAAAATTATTGTTATGGAATTTGACAATGAGAAAATAATATTATCTGGTAATACAGATTGTTTTTTTCATGTTTATGGTGAAAGAAAAGACGTGAATCCACTACTTACTGAGTATGAAGGTAAAGATAGATATGATTATCCTGATCCAAACTTCAATGAAAATTCTGAGTTATCAGTTGAGGGTCGTAATTACACTGATCCTAATTATGAATTCCCAAGAAACACTATTACAACCTAGATAAATAAAAGAAAATTTGATTATGTGTCACAAACATCATTTTAGCGGTACTGTAACAGTTGACGGTATCATAGAACTTCCAGATTCATGGTATGGAAAAATTAAACCAGAGACTATAAACGTACAACTAACTCCTTTAGATACCTTTCAAGAGTTATTTGTAAAAGAAATTCCTTATGGTAGAAAAGTCATTGTCAGAAATAACAGTGGGGGAGTTATAAAAGCACATTTTGATGTGGCAGCAGAGAGCATTGAAGATGCATGATGAACAAACTGTTTTATTAATTGAAATTGACATAATAAGAAGAAAATTTATGTTACATGGTGATCAAGGTAGTTTTAAAGAATTAAAATGTAAAACTTCTGAACAATTCTTAAACGTATTAAAAGTTATTCGGGAAAATGAAGATCAAGCGGAGGTTCGCTACCTGTCTAAATAGATTGAGACAACACAGTCAGTTGGTGGCAGATGCCGTTAAGTAGATTAGAAAATTTCCTAAAAAATGTACCAGGTAATGTAATATACGTTAACCCTGACGAACTGGATGCAACGGATGACATTAATAATACAGGTAATTCTAGGACTCGTCCTTTTAAGACGATTCAACGTGCTTTATTAGAATCAGCTAGATTTTCATATCAACCTGGTAAAGATAACGATAAATTTGATAGAACCTCTATTCATCTATCAACTGGCACTCACATTATTGATAATAGACCAGGATTACAGATTGATACTGCTGGTTCTCTTACAGATATAAATGGCATAGCATCTTCAATAGCACAATTTTCTGTTGGGACTAATTTTGATGTAAGTGATCCTAATAATGTTTTAGTTAATTTTAACTCAATAAGTGGAGGTGTAATAGTTCCTCGTGGCACATCAATAATTGGTGATGATCTTAGAAAAACAAAAATAAGACCAAAATTCATTCCAAATCCTAATGATAATTCTATAAATTCTACTGCAATATTCAGAGTAACTGGTGCTTGTTTCTTTTGGGGTTTTTCATTTTTTGATGGAGATCCAAATGATACTGTTTTTAGAGATTATACTTCAAATGTATATGGATCAAGATACTCTCATCATAAATTAACTTGTTTTGAATATGCGGACGGTACAAATATAGTCACAGGAAAAGGTAATACAGATTTAGACATGTATTATCATAAGTTGACTCTCGCTTATGGTGTAAATTCTCAACGTGCTTTACCTGTATATCCTACAAACACTGATTTTGAAGCAATAAAAGATGAGTCAAGAATAGTCGGTGCAATAACACAAGTTGGTGCAGTAACAATAACAGACATATATTCAGGATCTACACCTTCTGATTCAACTGCGACACCAGTTGTAACGGTAACAACTCTAACCGATCATGGATTATCAGTAGGAACTCCAATATTAATAAATGGTGTTAATAATACGGAATATGATGGAACATTCATAACAAGTCAAGTTTTGAGTGATACATCTTTCACATATACGCTTCCTACAACTCCATCAACCACTTCTACTCCAAACCTTTCAGGATTATCTCCAACTGTAAAAATTGAAAGTGATACCGTAACATCTGCATCACCATATATTTTCAACTGCTCAATAAGATCAGTTTTCGGAATGAATGGTCTTTTTGCAGATGGTGCAAAAGCAACTGGTTTCAAATCAATGGTGGTTGCACAATTCACTGGTATCTCACTCAATAAAGATGATAGTGTATATGTAAAATACAATACTACTTCTGGTATTTGGCAAGACCAAGCGACATTAGGATCTTCATTATCTTTACATAGTGATAGTCTTGCAAGACATACACCAGAAGCATCAAATTATCATATAAGGGTTGCAAACAAAGCAGTTATTCAAGCAGTATCTGTTTTTGCAATTGGTTATAAAAGACATTTCTTTGCAGAGTCTGGTGGTGATGCGTCAATAACTAACTCCAATTCTAATTTTGGAGAAACAGCTCTTGAAGCAGATAAATTTAGAGATGAAGCATTTTTAAAAGATGATAAAGGATTTATTGTTGATATATCCGCACCTCAGAAAAAATTTACAAATCCTTCAAATTTTAATTGGTTAACATTAGACGTAGATATTACTGCTGGATTATCAACTGATTCAAAATTATACTTATTTGGATATCGTCAGAGAGATAATGTTCCACCTAGTAAAGTTTTAGAATTTTCTGTAGGTAATAAACTAAATGATCAATTATCTTTACAAATTAATAATATAACATACGATGTCAGCATTTTAATGCCTGTCCCTCAGACAGATCCAGACGACAGAGTATCAGCAAGAAAGGAAATATTTGTAGGAAGTAATTCAGGTATTAATTCTATAAGTAGTGATAGATTTACACTACAAGAAAATCATAAGTTTATTAATGGTGAATCAATAAGATTTTATTCTGATGATGGTGCTTTACCTGATGGAATAGAATATAACAAAATATATTATGCCATCACAGGAGTCGGTGATGACAAAATTGATATCGCTACTAATAAAAATAATGCTGCTGCTGGTTCAAAACTTACAGGCATCAATAATTTAGGTGGAAAATTAAAAATAATTTCTACAGTAGCAGATAAAATTCCTGGTGATGCAGGTCATCCTATTCAATATGATTCATCAGGATGGTTTATAAATGTAGGTGTTGGAAATACATTATCTGCTGCTATTGTTGCAAATTCAACACAATTGAGTCCTGAAACAAGACAAACATTTATTAAGAGAATTAGAGATACCAGAGATGATAATGAGAAAAGATATGGTCTTAGATATGTAATACCAGAAGGATCATCTTTAGCATCACCTCCAATTGAGGGATACTCTATTGAAGAGAGTAGTTCGGTTATTGATGACACTAATTATAAGAATGACAATACTGAATTAACTTCAGCAAGTGATTTAAGAACAAAAACAAACATTATAAATGCTGATTGGACTGCAAATGTTGGAATAGTCACAACTCAATATAGACATGGTTTAAAAGTTGGTAATACAATAAAAATTAATAGACTTAAAAGTTCTAACAATACAACAGGTGATGATAATTCAGGATTTAATGGAATTTTCAAGATTGATTCTGTCCCCACTGCAACATCATTTACAGTTGGTTTAAATACAGATCCTGGCGGTATAACAACTATCGCTACGAATGTTCCTTATACTTTCCATGATCAAAGTGTTGTTGGTAGTGGAAGAACATTCAGTCCATACTTTACAAGAATGGATTTTGGATCTTCTTATCAAATAAGAGAAGTAGGACAAATTCAAGAATTTAGAAAAGGTATACAGGATGGAATTTATGATTTAACTATCAGAGGATATTTAAGCACACCAACTGTTACACCATTTTCTACTGCATCTAACAAATTTGGTCAAGATATTATTGATATTGTTCCGCAAAATGATCCCGACAATATTAATTATGATCCAGAGGCAGCAGTAAGTTATGCTGTTAGAGATGTAGTAGGAAAAGTAGAAACAAATAATCCAAGTAATAGTATTACAAGAGAATCATTGAATTCAATACTTGAAAATACTGGAGTTGGTATTGCGATTACTGGGACTGATATTTCTTCAGGAACTATATGTACAATAGATACAGGAGTAAGTCACGGATTGAATCCAATTAGTGGCATTCATTCAATAAGTGGTGGAACAAATTATGGGTCAATATCAGGTGTAAGTGAAAATTATTTTAACGTAAGATTGGAGGGTGGATCTGGTGAAGGTGCTACAGCAGATATCACTGTATCTACATCAAGTACAATATCTAATGTAGTAATTAATAATGCAGGTTCTGGTTACAAAAAAGATGATACTCTCACTATTAAAGGAGTTCCATTTCATACACCAGGATCTGATTCAACTGTAGGTGTATCATCAATCATAGAAGGAGTTGGGTCTGTCGGTCAGATCGTTGGTGTCGGTAGTACATCTTATGATGGTCTTTATACAATAAAAACTGTAGATAGTTCTACAAGGTTTACTTATACAGGGATAGCCAACCTACCATCATCAGGAGGGTTTTTCTATCATGTTGGTATAAGTACAGGTGTTGTTAGCATAACTCATGATGCTATTAGTGGAATCGCCACAGTATTACTGGACGGTGATATTGGGTTAAGAAGAGGTGAAGAAATAGTTATATCAGGATGTACAGGAGCATCTGTAATTTATAATGGAACACATCATATTTCCGATAGGATTGGATATGGTTCATCTTTATCAGTTAATATAGGTGTTACACAATCTGCCCCTTCGATGGCAGGTATTGTGACTGCTCACGGCACAGGTTTTTCAAATAGATCTAGTGGTAGAAGAATACCAATATACGGTGGTTTAACAACTAAATTAAGTTCTGACATCACAGCAACTGCTTCTTCTGTTATATTTTCTGATACTGCAGGTTTACAAAGAGGTGATTTTCTCTTAATAGAAGATGAAATTGTAAGAATTTCTAATTCATCTGGAAATAAAATTTTAAGAGGTATTCTAGGAACAAATGCAGTTACACACTCAGCAAATGTTGCAGTAAAAAAAATAAAAGTTATACCAATAGAAAATAGAAGATATTCTGTTTTAAGGGCATCGGGGCATACATTTGAATATGTTGGTTATGGTCCTGGTAATTACTCTACTGCAATGCCACAAGTTCAAGATAGAGTATTAACAGAGGATGAGGTATTACTTTCACAATCTGTACAAACACGAGGCGGTTTTGTTGTTTATACAGGAATGAATGATACTGGTGAGTTCTTCATAGGTAGTTTAAAAGTAGGTTCAAAAGGTGAAATAAATTTTGTTGGAGGTGAAGGTGGTAGAACAGGTGAAAAAGGAAATACTCTACCTGATTCTGCAACATTCAAGGATATAACTGTAGATAATGGATTGTTTGATGATCTAACTGTAGATAATTTAAAAGTTAATAATAATACTGAAGTCAAAGATATATCATTAACTGGAAATAGATCAGGCACTGTTGGTCAGAGTATATTTGTAGGTATTGCAAACACTTATCCAACATCTTTAAATGATGATATATTGTTTAACACTTCATATAAACGAGGTGGATTTCTTGGATGGGTTAGAACAGACGATGCTTCAAATGCATGGAAAAGATTTGGAATTATATCAAATGAGAGAGATACCGAAGATTACGGTTTTGATAGATTAGGTGTAGGTGTAACGATTGCATCTGATGGACGTGCATTTGAAGTTTCAGGTGAATCATTATTGACAGGAAATGCAACTGTTACAGGGATTTTAACTGCTAGTAATGTAACTGGAGACCTAACTGGTAATTCCTCTACTGCATCTCAATTACAAACAGCAAGAACTATATCAATCACTGGAGATGTTTCAGGTTCTACTACTTTTGATGGTTCTTCAGATGTATCAATTTCAGCATCTATTAGTGGTGGAAATGCTTCTACTGCATCTCAATTACAAACAGCAAGAACTATATCAATCACTGGAGATGTTACAGGTTCTACTACTTTTGATGGTTCTTCAAATGCATCAATTTCAGCAAATATTAGTAATTCAGGTGTAAGTGCTGGTACTTATGGTTCTTCATCTTCAATTCCAAGTATAACTGTTGCTGGTGATGGTAGACTCACTAATGTTACATCAAACTCTTTATCTGTTGGTGGAACAATACCTATTGGTGGTATTATCATGTGGTCAGGTGCATCTACCCCATCTGGTTGGGCATTGTGTGATGGAACTACTGTCAATGGATATGCAACTCCAAATTTACAGGATAAATTCGTTGTTGGTGCTGGTAGTGGTTATTCTATAGGTAACGTTGGTGGTGAAGCAACTAAAACTTTAGGAACAGCAAACCTACCAAGTCACACTCACACTGCAGGGTCGTTAGCAGCGACTGGTGGTAATCATTCTCACTCATTTAGTGGATCAGGAAGTAATACTCATAATCACAATTTTAAATCTGCACAACAAGGTGCTGACAGAGATGAAAGTAATAATGCAATCGAAGATCAACAGGATGAAGGTCTTACTGGTTTTTATCAAACAGAAAATGCAACTATAAGTATTACTGTTAGTGGTACAACAGGTGCAAGTGGCAATTTATCATTAGGAGTTGGTGGAAATACTGGAGATCAAGGTGGCACAATGGGTCAAGCATTTGATAATTTACCTCCATATTATGCAATCGCTTATATCATGCGTATTTCATAAATATTAAGACAAGAAGGAGTGCTTCTTTAAATGGCGGCTATTAATAAAAAATTTGCAATAGAAAAGGGTCTAGAAGTAGGTACCGAAACACTAGTAGTAGATGCAGATACAAATAAAGTTGCAATCGGAAAAACTTTTGCTGAATATGGTTTAGATGTAGCACCTACATCAAACTTTGATGGTGTAGTAGCAGTAGGAAATATAGGTGTAGGAAGCACACAACCTGCATATGCGGGAGATTTCAGAGGAGATGTCAGATTTGCTGACAAAGTGTTTGACTCCAATGTTGGAGCAGGTAGTACGGGTCAAGTATTAATTAGTGTAGGTTCAGGAATTTCGTGGTCTTCAGGTGCTGATATTAAAGCTGATGCAGATGGTGCTACTTATTCAGTACAACATAAAGATTCACAAGGTAAATTTGCAGGATCAAATCAATTATATTATTTTTCTCCTCAAGATAGAGTAGGTATTGGCACCGCTATTCCTGAGTACTTATTACAAGTCAAGAGACCTGTAGGTTCAGGATCTTCAAATGGATTTGTACAGATTGGAGGTACATTCCTTGATGCACAAGGAACATCTCCAGGTATCGGATCAGTCATAGGTGCAAATGACTCTGGTGAATTAACATGGGTTGGTGCAGGTGCTACTGCACAAAATATATTATATGTTTCTGAGAGAGGAGATAATAATAATGATGGTAGAAGAGAAAGCACATCATTAAAAACAATAAAAGCAGCAGCAGCAAAAGCAGTTACTGGTGATGTTATTAGAGTAGCAGGTGGTGTATTCCCAGAAGATAATCCTATATCGTTACCAGTTAATACTACCGTAGATGGTGATGATTTAAGAAATACTCAAATTATACCTTTAAATACTGGTAAAGATCTATTTCATGTTGATAATGGGTGTTTAGTTCAAAATATGTCATTCATTGGTGCTGCAAACACTGGTGCTATGATCTCATATCATCCTCCAAGAACTAATGATAATAAATTTGTTGGTGTATCTGGAACTGGCACTCATATATTTGTAAGTGGTGTTACTAATGCTCTTACCGCAAGTAACGGTGCAAGTGGAAACTTTACAGCACAGTCTGGAACAACTTACACACCAAGCACAGGTGAACTATTAATCAATATTGGGTCACATAGTCTTACACCAGGTAATAAAATCACTATTGCTGACTACGGAATTACATTTACATGTGATGATGATAATCATAAAACTACACATCCTTATCCTCGTCCATCAGATCCTGCATCTGGAGTAGCACTTAATATTATTGCTGTTACAGGAACTACCATAACAGTTAATGTCCAGCAAACGATAGCAATTCGTGTTGGTAGTTGGGTCGGAGTAGCATTAACTCCATCAAATATTCAATACAATACATTAACTGGTGTCACAACTGTTACGGTTGTCGGTCATGGATTAACTGTTTCAGACACAATAGGATTTGGAACAGGTTCACTTAAATTTACATGTAAGGGAGATAATAATACCTCAATAAAATATTATCCAAGAGCAACTGACCCTATTGCAGGTATTTTTACAAGTGTCAACAATGTAATTGATGCAGATAATTTCGTTGTAAATGTAGGAGATGGTAAAGGTGGAAATACTTATGTAGGTTTTATAACACAATCACCATATGTAAGAAACTGTACAAACTTCGTTCCAAATTCAATAGGAATGAAGATTGATGGAAATGATGCATCGAATTTGAAATCGATGGTTGTTGATTCATATACTCAGTACAATCAAGGTGGTATTGGTGTTTCAATAACAAATGATGGATATGCACAATTAGTTTCAATATTTACTAACTGTGATGACATAGCGATTTATTGTGGTTCTGGTGGACAATGTGATCTTACAAACTCAAACTCATTTGCTGGAAGACTAGGATTAGTTTCTCAAGGCATCGGAACTGTAAATTATAGTGGTACTCTTGCAGTTGAAGGAATTGCTGAAGACAATCAAGTAGTCGTTGGTGGTTTAGGAACCTTTAGACCATATTCAGGACAGGCATTTTATATTGGTGAACTTTTTAATCGTGTAAGCAGCGTAAATATGACTAGTGCAGGGTCAGGTTATACGTCATCTAATCCTCCAACCGTCACTTTTGATGATGCACAAGGAGATGGAGGAATTGTTGCAGAGGGTGTTGCTGTTGTCAGTGGTTTTGGTAGTGTAACTGCGGTAAATATATTTGCTACTGGTACTCAATATAGGAACACTCCAAATATTTCTATTGCTGCTCCAACGTCTGGTGTCACAGCAACTGCAACTGCAAATGTTGAACCAGAATATTTCACCATAAATAGTGCTACGTTCCCTACTGCGGGTGTCTCGACAATAACTATTGATCAGACACTACCTGCAAATGTAGGAGTAGGATCTACCATTCCATTTGCTAGACAATCACTAATTTTAGCATCATCTCATTCATTTGAGTATGTGGGGTCAGGTAACACCATCGGGACAGCATTACCTAGAAAAGGTGGTGTTGCAATACCCGCAAATAAAACTGTATCAACTGAAGGTGGAAAGGTCGTCTTTACCTCAACAGATGAGAAAGGAAACTTTGATATTGGTGAAGATTTTACAATAAATCAACAGACAGGAACTATCACTGGTGATGCATTTAATAAAAGCATCCAAGCAACACTAACACCACTAATTATTGCATTGGGAGGATAAATGGCAGTAATACCTTTAAATAAATTCAGAACCATAACTCATACACTGACATCTTCTGCAGTTGGAATATATACATGTCCAGCTGGAGTTTCATCGTTGATTATATATGGAAATGTGTCAAACATAGGGACAGGAACATCTGTTACACAATTTAGTGCATTTCATAGTAGATCCTCTGTGGACACTGAAATTGTAAGTAAAGCATCTATACCTTCTGATGATGCTATGAATTTTATTCAAGGAAGATTAGTTTTAGAAACTGGAGATATTTTAAAAATACAAAGTAACGGTGATCCAGATGTAATGAAAGTAATTATCAGTATACTGGAGAACGCTAAGTAATGGGATTACCACTACTATCTGGAAAAGTTGGAGTAGTATCATTTGCTGGATTATCTACCAGCAGAATTCAGATTGTTGGTGGCGAAAAAACTTTTTTAAATTTGGGGGAATGTGAACCTAATTTAAACTTACCAGGAAATAATAATTATATTCTTTTTAGTGATGTATTTGGTAATAGATATTGGGGTCCATTAACACCTGCTGGATCTGTTGATGGTATTACTGTTGAATCGGAAGGGACTGCACCTACTGGATTTGGTGGATCAATTACTATATTAAATTTTAAAGGTAATGGTGTAGATACTGATCAAACAATTCAAAGTATAGGTGGAGTAGATGTTGGTGTAGCGACAGTTAATATACAAAGAGCAGTAAATGATATTCAAGATGCTAATGCATTTACGTCAATTGCAGGTGTAACAACTTTTAGAATCGGAGCAGGTTTAACTTTTTATTCTCCATCTTCGGGTATAGTTTCATTTAGAGGTGTTCCTGATAGTAACCTCAATATGAATGATGACAGAGGATTACAAAATCTTACTGAAATTGACACTTTAACAATAGGAGCAGGTTTATCAATATTTGAGAGTCCTACAAGAACTGGTGTAATATCTGTGACTGGTAATATGAACAGTCTCAACATAACAAATACTGGAATCGCAACACTTTCTTATACTAATGCCATAAATCTTGTTGTATCAGGTATTACGACAGCATCACAATTTCAAGGAAATTTACTTGGAGATGTTACTGGTAATGTAACAGGAAATGTTTCTGGAACTGCAGGTGGTTTAACAGGGAATCCAGATATTACTGTAAACAATATTAACTCAACTGGAATAAACACTCTCGGTCAATTAACTGCACTAGGTTTTTCAATATCTGGAGTTACAACTTTGACTCAGATAGAGTCAAGCACTATTAATAATACAGGAATAATTACTTCCACTAATGGAATAATTACAATTAACAATTCATTTATGGGTAATTTGAGATCGTTAGGGATATCTACGGTCACATATTTACAGGGAACAAATGGAAACTTTAGTGGTCTTGTCACTGCATCTCAATTTGTGGGTGAAGTTCAAGGTAATATTATAGGAATTTTAACAGGTCGTGCTAATGGTCAATTAGAAGGGGAAGTATTTTCATCAGGTATTAATACATTAGGTTTTGCAAGAATGTCTACCGCATTTGTTTCTGGGGTGGGGACTTTTAATGGTCAAATTGATGGTAATGGAGGTGCAGATATCTCTGGTGGAGAGACAGTAT